TCAACCATGATAAACTTAGAGTTTAACAAGTATTCACCGTCAACCGTACCGATTTTTTGTGCGATAAATGAATTTTCACCAGGGTTCATAGTACAGTTTGTGAATTTCTCTAATACTACAGGGTTAGCATCCGTATCAAAGAAGTCACGAACCAATACGTCAAACGTTCCATTGTTAAATGACATGTTAGCTAATGAAATCTTAACAATAGTGTTTGCAGAATCACCATCCGCAATTGTTCTGAATTTAAATAAGTTGTAAACTTTGTTACCACGTAATTCTGAAACAATCCAAGGTGTTTCCGCCGATTGATATTGTTCTAAATAGAATGCGATTGATGTTGGGTCACTACCTTGTCTTGCGTCAGGTAATGAAGTCAATTCACAATTTAAACCTCTAATATAACCTTTTCTCCATCCGTAGTTTAACATTGCTTGGAATCTTTCCTCAACAAATAAAGGAACAACTGTTCTTGGTTTTGCGAAGTTAGAACCACCAAATACTTTAGGTAGATACTGAGTGTCTGAATTTTGGAATGATGTTTCAAAGAAGAATTGTTTTCCGTCTTTGTTAGTAACATTTAATCCAAATGTTGAGTATGGGTTTTTAGTAACACCTGAATATTGACCAGTACAATCCATAGTTACATCAGTTAAACCTGATACTTCATAAACCGCACCATTGTCAGTACCGTAAGTAGCTAAACCTCTTGAACGAAGTGTTGCAATAACTACATCATCATAATCAGTGTAAGCAGTTCCTGAGTAAACATAAATTCTACCTATCAAAGTACCTGTGTAACAATTTACAGGTGCTGCGGTTGTGGTAGTCGTAGTAGTTGTAGGTGTAGGTGATACACATGGGTCAGTAGTTGTTGTAGTGGTTACAGGTGCAACAGTTGTAGTTGTTGTAACTGGTGTCATAGTTAAACCTGTTACTATTGACCAGAATGAATAACCAGTATAAGCTGCGTTTCCGATATTATCAAATAATGCGTAGTACCAAGAATCGTTCTGTGGTGCTTCGTAATTAATTAAAGACGCGTCTACTGATTCAACACCCATTACGTTTGTTTCAGCAGTAAAGATTGGTGCAAAAGCTTGGTAAGTATCTCCTGAAATAGCTCCATAATAATAAATTGATGTAGCTTCAGTTGATGGTGCATTCATGATATCAAAAATTTGATTATTCATGTTAGTTCTTAACGTACTAGTACTACCATCAAATAATTCATAAGGTAAATCAATTCTACCTGCAATTTCAGTTGGGATTTGTGTTGGGTCTAAAAACTCAATTGTGTTTAAACTATTAGTACAACCTGAGAAATCAATTGCAAAATCAATTGTTAAAAAGTCATTACACGCCGGTTGACAATCAACAACAACAGGGTCTTCACAATAGAAGTCAATTGTTGATGGGTCAACATTTCCTTTTACACTAATAGACCAAGATGGTCCTGCGTCATAACCTGATAAACCTAAAATTCTTGTTACAAATAATTGGTTAGATTGTTGTAAGTAAGCCTTAGCAATGTAAGCGGCTTCATATTTAGGGATTTGGGTGTTAATGAATTTTTCGGGTGAAGTTCCACCAAAGTAAGTAGAGAACTCATCGAAGTTAGTGATAAAGATTGGTTCAAATGCTGGACCAGTTAAGGTTTCACCAACAATACCCAATGTTGTAACACCAACACTCTGAGCTACGAAACTTAAGTCAACTTCTGATGTATACACTCCAGGTGATACGAATACTTTACTGTTTGTTGCCATTAGTCTTTTTGTTTCTTAAATTTTATTTTCTTATAAATATTATCAAATAAACCAAAATACTTTACTTTATACGAAGTATTTATTATTTAGGCAGACTATTTTCTGCCTTTTTTCTACCATGAATAAAGAGGATAAAAAAATCAAAAATCTAAAGATATCGGTTGAGGTTCACGATGTGTTAAAGACATATTGTGAAAAGAGGGGTATTAAGATGTATCGGTTTTTGGAAAAGTTGATACTTGACAAGTGTAAGGAAAAACCCGATATCTACGGTGAAAATTAAATTAGAAGGTTTCTTAATTTAATATTAGCTTCTTGTGTGTTGTCTTTTTTAGTAACAACAAATCTAACCACATCATTAGTATTAATCTGAATTTCGGTAATATCTGAACCGTAATAATCATTGTTAATGAATACATCATATGTATCTACATTATCTGTTGATGTTATTGAGGAGTTAGTTGTGTATTCAAAAATTTCTGTAATAATATTATTACCTACAATAAAAAGAATATCCATATCAACAGATTTATTATCAATACCAATCTTCTTTTGTTTTACTCTTGAGGTTGTGTCAAATTCCACAACTTGTAAAATTCTTGATACTGCAGGTGAAACTTCAAATTCGTTTTCGTCAATTAAAAACCCTAACATTGTAAATTCATATGATTGTACATAATATTTTCTTTTGGTAATATCCATAACAGATTCGTCTGAAATATTACCCATTACAATAGGAATGTAGTGTCCTTTAATAACAGTATAGGCTTGTCTTGAAGCAAACATCTCAAGGATGTTTTTATTGAATTGGTTTAATTCTCTCATTCGGTTACATACAATCTTAACCTGATAACTAATGTCGACAGGTACTGGTTGTGGTATTTTGTAAACATCCGCCCCATGTCTTTGTCCGTCCCAAGTAGGTACTTGAGCATAAAAGTATTGTCTTCTATTTGGAATATTGTAAAGTAATGCAGGATTGGTACCAAATTTAACTTCGGGTATTCTAACTACGGTAATGAATGGAGGTTCAACATTCTTATCTATATTTTGAATGTTCCATGTTTCAACAAATTGTGACCAGTTTTGTGTTGTAATAATAATATCAACCATTGGTATTACTTTACCATCAACAACTGTCTTTAAATCATTCTTAACAAAATCCAAAAAACCACCATCTAAATCGGCATGAAGAATCGACTTAGGAAGGTAGGTACCATCCTTATTAATCTTCTCTAACAATTCCTCTCTTCTTGGATATAAAGTCTTAGGGAAAGTTAAAGGTATATTCTTCTTTATACTTTTTTTAGGTAAAGGCATTATCTAATAATTTTAGGTTCTTGTTTAAATACAACACGTCCTTTACTAAGAACATCATAATCTTTATTGTCAAAAACAATAATCTCGTTATTATTTGCAAAAGCTATTTTATCAACTTTATTCTTTGATGTATAATCTCTCATTCCGTAAGTGTTCACAATAGTTAAACCTTCTTCCGTACTAAAAGACTTTAAAGGTTTAATTTGATAATTAACACCGTCAATAGTTACATCCACACCACCCCATCTATCCATTTTAGAACCATGTGGGTAGTATGTAACATCGTCAGAACCAATCTTATTTAAAAAGTTATTAACCGTTTCTCTTTCTAATTTTAACCCACTTTCAATTGATTTCCACTGTCTGTCTAATAAAAGTTTTGTATATTCTTTATTGTTTTTAAATAAATCAGCCATCCACTCTACAATATCCATATCGGGATTTTCCTCAATATATTTTAAATAAATCAATGAGTGTATTTCGTCTTTTGTGTCAAAATAATTTAAAACAGACCAAGTTTCATCATCACCTAATCTTTCACCAATAGTGTAAATGTCTCTAACACCTGGTGTAAAAATTTGGTCTTCAGAGTGCCAATTTTCAGGGAAGGCCAATTCTAACGCTTTTTTAACACTATTAGAGGTTATACCCGCATTAGCCGCTGAATTTGTTTTAGTTGAGCTTGGTGGATATTTTTCATTGAATGTTGAGATTTCTACACTTAGTTTATTTTTAATTGGGTCGAAATAAACATCCTTCTCATCAAAAATAAAATTACCATTACCACCCTTAATACTAACTAAATTGTTAGGTGTGTCACTACTTGGTACTGGTAATGGGTTATTGAAATAATATCTTTTGGTTTTACCCTTTTCAAATTTACCAATTGTTGTGTAGGTAAAACTATTTGGTCTACCTTCAAATTGTTCGGTAATGCCAATTTTTCTAACTTCAGAAATTACAAACAATTTATTTCTTAGGTTAACCATATCAACCTCTTTGGCTTTATAAACAGGTTGTTCACTATCCTTATAAACAAATGAGTCGTATTTGTAAGGGTTATAAGTAACGATATTACTATTTGGTTCTTGTGGAATATCTTCACATGGATACTGACAATAATCTAATAATTTACCTATAACAAATGCGTGAACATTTTTAGCCATTTCTGTTCTAACTCGTTCTTTACCCCCTTTTCTAACTCTAAACTCCACATCACCAAGTTTAACGTAATCGGCATGTAAAATAACCTTACTCTTATATGTTACAGAGAAGGTGTGTTTGTGTAGGTTATAATAAACCATCACTCGTTTACCGATAAATTCATTTTTGGCGTTGTCGTGACCACATTCATGGCAAACATAAGGGTCGTCACCACCTTCAGATAAACTCCATTTCCACCCACATTCTGAGCATGTAACTTTATCGTCGACTTTATCGAATAATCTTTTGGCTTGTTGTTCAGTTATTCTAAATTTCATTATAATCCTCTAAATTCGTTATTGGTTACAGGTGATGCCATAATTGTTCTATAGAATGGTTTGTAACCAGCGTAAGTATGTTTATTATCAGATACAACCCTTCCATCATCATTAACGACGTAGTATCTAACACGGCTTTCGGTCTCATAATATCCAATATAATCACCATAATTAATATCGATTTCTAATTCATCAAGTTGTCTTTGATAAACAGATATTCTTACATTACCTGGTTCTGATTGTTGTATTTTAGAGTTACCTAAATATTTATTTTCAGGTGCAGTAACTTGAACATACCCTTTAAACTCTACGGGTGGTAAGAATTTAATACCGTCAGTTAGTGTTTCACCATAAACGTCATCAGTCTTAGTCTTCTGTTTGTCAACACGATAAAGAACTAAAGTGAAATTCATATCACCATATAACCATTCCTCACCCATTGATATATCAAGGTTGAAATCTTCGGAACCAAAAAACTTTCCGATACGTGTAATAGGTACTTTATTCTCTGACATATTGATAAATATTCTGTTTTTTATTATAATTAATAGAACGATTGTGTTTTGGAAAATATAAACTTAACCATAGAGCAAAAAGCACTTAACCTCCTTGATAAATATGAAGGGGGTAATAACTATTTGCTTAGATTAAAAAAACAAAAGAACTCAAACAAAAAGTTCTACCCAACACGAGCTCAAGCCGATTATATTACGACGTATTATGATGTACAACCCAAAGTCGCTAAGAAGTGGGTTGACCTTGACCCCTACTTTGCAAAGAAGATTGCTGACGAAAAATTATTAACCACAATACCCGAACAAGTTTGGGTTGAGAAGTTGTTGGTTGAAAAGGATAAGTCATATCATGTTTGGGGTAAGATTTTAGAAACACAAGAAATTCACGATTTTTGGTTACCAAAGGGTGCGTTGATTAAAACTCACAAAACAGAACAGGTTACAATTGATTACTCAAAGTATTCTCATCGTCCCCCACTTGAACACCAAAAGATTGCAATTGAAAAATTGGTGGGAACCAAAAGGTTCATCTTGGCTGATGACATGGGTCTTGGTAAAACAACTTCAACAATCATCGCAGCTTTAGAAACAGGTGAAGAAAAGATTTTAATCATCTGTCCTGCATCACTTAAGATTAACTGGGAAAGAGAAATTAGAAATTACACCGATAGAAGTGTGTATATCGCAGAAGGTAAAAACTTTTCAACGGAACACGACTTTGTTATTGTGAACTACGATATTCTAAAAAACTTTTACGATATAAAGAACAAAGACAAATCACCAATTACTCAAGCCAACTTTGGTTTGGTGGTAATTGATGAAGCTCACTACATACAAAATGGTCAGGCACAAAGAACAAAGTTAGTTAATAGTTTTGTTAAGAATGTAAAAAGATTGTGGTTACTAACAGGTACTCCAATGACATCACGACCAATGAATTATTTTAACCTACTACAATTAATTGATAGTCCTGTAGCTCAGAATTGGATGGCTTACGCTATTCGTTATTGTCAGGGTTATCAGTTTAATGCTGGTAAAAGAAAAGTATGGAATGTAACGGGAGCGTCTAATTTAGAAGAATTAAGAGATAGAACATCAAGACAAGTGTTGAGAAGGTTGAAGACAGAAGTGTTGGATTTACCTGATAAGATTATATCACCTGTGTACCTAAGACTCAAATCGAGATTATATGAGGGTCTGATGGGTGAATATTATGATTGGTACGAAAATAAAACAGACGAGTCATCTTCATTAACCGTACAATTCAGTAAGTTAATGAAAGTTAGACAAGTTATTGCGGAAGAAAAAATTAAAGATACTATAGAGTTAGCCGAAAATATTATAGAACAAGGTAAGAAGGTTATTATTTTCACCAATTTTACGGACACATTACATAAAATTACTGAACACTTTGGTAAAATTGCCGTTAGTTTGGATGGGTCAACATCAAAACCTGCAAGACAATTTGCGGTTGACCAATTCCAAGAGAATGAGAAGATTAAAGTGTTTGTCGGTAACTTAAAAGCTGCGGGTGTTGGTCTTACTTTGACCGCTGCTGAGGCGGTTATTATGAATGACTTATCATTCGTTCCGTCAGACCATAGTCAGGCAGAAGATAGAGCGTTTCGTTATGGTCAAAAAAATAATGTGTCGGTTTATTACCCTATCTTTGAGAACACAATCGAGGGGGCAATCTACGATATCTTAATTAAAAAGAAGAATATTTTTGAAACTGTTATGGGCGATAACCTATTAGATAAGGGTGATTTTATTGAAGAAGTAATGAACCGTATCAACAAACGAGGATAAATTGAAACTTCCGCTTATTTATTATAAAAAATAAGCCTTATGAAAAAAATAGAAGAGAAGATTAATTTAATCTCTGAAGAAATTAAAAAAGTGGAAAAGGAGGCTGTCAAAGAAAGTTTGATAGTTGAAATGAAAAAAATCGGTATTGACCGTTTACCTTATTCCTACTCAGCCCTGAAAAAATTTATTGACGCAGAGACGATGAACGTCCACTACAACAAACACTACAAAGGTTATGTTGAAAAGTTGAACGACGCATTAAGTAAGAAAAAATATGGTGATTTAGAATTAGAAGAAATTATTAAATCAATCAGTCGTTTTGATAAAACAATTAGAAATAATGCTGGTGGGGCTTTTAACCACGCATTGTTTTGGAAAATGTTATCACCGAAAACTCAAAACCCCGGTGGTGAAGTCCTTAAACAAATCAAAAAAGATTTTAAAACTTATACAACATTCAAAAATAAGTTTGAGGAAGTTGCCAAAGAAAGATTTGGTTCAGGTTGGGTTTGGTTAGTTTTAACTAAACGTAATAAATTAAAAATTGTTTCAACACCAAACCAAGATAATCCACTTATGAATGTGGTTGAGGACGGTGGTTATCCGTTATTGGGTCTTGATTTATGGGAACACGCCTATTACTTAAAATATCGTAACAAACGTGACGAATACATTAAAAACTTTTGGTTATGTGTTAATTGGGACTTCGTTAATAAACTCTACTCTATGAGAATGGAGAAGAAGTTAAATGAAACTGAAAACCTAAGAACCGTATTAAGTGAAGGTAAATCTGAAAGATGTAGTCGTGAAGAAACCGAATCAATTAGAATGGTGTTTAATATTAACCCACGAGTTAAAGACATATTCAAAGTTTCAATCAACAAGATTCTTAGAGAAGTTTTCCCTGATAATTACTTTAATGTGAATGAATTTGCGAAAGGTGAAATGGCGGGTGTTTATAATTTAGAAGGTGAAGGTCGTTCAGTTATTAATAAGTTAAACACAAACTATAGTTGTTTCTGTGTTTTACTTAACGATGTGAATACCGTGTTAGATAAAGCGAATCAACCAAAAATTCAGATGGTAGGTCTTACACCGGCAGAACAAGTTAATGAAGTTAAAAAACTTGTTAATATTTTAGACAAATACAAATTTAGAATCTTTAACAGAGAATCCGCAACATTCCAAAACCTAATGAGAATCCTAACCCAAACTGATAGTTGGGGTCAAAAAAGAGAAGATGTCACCGTTGATATTCTTAAAAAGAAATTTGGTAAAGATAATGTTAGGGCGATTGGTAAATTAGGTAGTCGTGAAGATATGATTGGTGGTATTGATTGTGAAATTGATGTTGCAGGAACAACTCACACTTCACAGATTAAACCATTCACAGCACTTAAAAAGATTGACGGGTTCATTCACGTATTCGGTTCTGCAAATGTTAAAAAATATTCAACTGATTGGTTAATATTTACAAAAAACAATAAAGATGTTGTTGTTTTCAGAAATAGGAGCACCAAGATTGTTGACGGACAATATGTTTTCCCTGAGAAAGATTTAATTTATTCTTT